TGATAGACTGGATGTAAATCCAAGTCCATATTAATATCATGAGCTATTTGTGAGATCTGATCTGCTGAGAAGCAGTGGTCAGGATGCAGGAGATCACAGCAAGGTATTCTCTTTTCGATCAACTCATTTAAGTTAATACGAATTTCGTAATCTCTGTAAACTGGCATAGGCATTAATTGCGTTCGTACTTATCTTCTTGTGACTTTTGATCACGAGTCTTACGTTCTTCATCACTTAAAGGCTTTGCCTTTAAACGATTCTTGTAAGTTTGTGCTTTACCACAGCGTACACGTGCAATTTCCTTTTCTGCGACTTTAAAGTCTTTCTCAACTTGAGTTTGAGCAGAAGCCGCAAGCTCAAATACATTTGCTTGCTGAAGATAAATCAGGGTTTCGGCATATCCCTGAAGTCGCTCAAGGAGAGCGACATTGATTGTTACCTCTAGGGCGTTTCCTTTGGCCATTATATTAGAAGGATGGTTGGTTTGTTGTTTCGGATTCAGATTCTAAACCAGCATCAACCTTGGTATATAGATCCAAAAATGATTGCTTAGTATCATCATCAAAGCGATTCACACAATTCGTAATAGCAGTCAAACGATCTCCAAAGATGCTGAATGCTTGTACTATGTGAACCAAACGACGAGTGGTGACTACTTCGTCAACACCGCCATCAAAGAAGGTCTTACGGATTACTCCCGCCCACTTAACCAGGTTATCAGCAAATTCCTTATCTGCACCTAAATTTAACAATATCTTAGTTTCTATTGCTACAGATGGATAAGATTGCTCAAAGGTTATTGGGAATCTTTCAAGAAAGGCTTCGTTGAGCACGTTAGTTCCAACAAATCTTCCGTCGTCTGAACCTTTACCTTTAGTGTTTGCGGTGGCAATGACGGTAAACCCTGCTGCTGGTTTGACGAATCTTCCAATCTTTTTAAGGAAAACTCCTTTACCTTCAAGGATGGACTGGAGGCAGAGAATCTTGTTTGAGGCAAGGTCGATTTCGTCAAGGAGCAAGACAGCCCCTCTGTTGAGAGCTTCAATAACTGGTCCGTTGTGCCAGACGGTATCACCGTTAACAAGACGGAAGCCCCCGATAAGATCATCTTCATCTGTTTCTATCGTAATGTTTACACGAATCAACTCTCTATTTAATTGAGCACATGCTTGCTCCACCCCCAAAGTCTTTCCATTACCAGATAGACCAGTAATAAAACAGGGATAGAATTGCTTGGACTGAATAATCTTCTTGAGCGAAGTAAAGTTACCAAACGGTACATAATTAGAATCCTTCTCTGGGATAAATTTTACATCTACTGCTGGTTCTGCAGCAGGAACAGCAAGATTCTTTTCAAGTGCTGCTATTTGTTGTTGACCCTTAGTCAACTTCCATCCATTACCTCTACCAAGATACTGGATTTCACCTTTTTTAGTAAGAGTCTTAAGTCTTGCTGCAACAGATGGTCCCTTAACTTTGAACTCATTTGCTGCTTTTACACAATCATTATATCCTACAACTTCTCCTACGTTCTCTTTGAACCATGTGACCAATTGGTCGTTTGTGAAGTTTGATTTGAAAGTCATTGTGTCCTTGTTTATACTTTAATTATAGCATGGGGTGTCTAGTATGTCCACCCCTATGTGCCACTATGCAATCTGGTTGATGAATGCATTTAAGATGGTTTTGTTTGCCATCTTAGAACCCATGTGCTTCTTAAAAGCACGATTAAGTTCTGCCCTTGTTGCTTCTTCACCTTTCTGTTTAACCTCAAGATCTTGAGTACCAAGACCAAGATTCTTATCAGGAATAAAGAAGGACTCAGTAAATCCTAAGGATCCTTTAACTCCAGCAAACTTCTCTTTTGCCCACTGTTTTGTTATTGATTCAGATTCTTCATAACTAAGAGAACGTAATTCTCTTTGCATCTCTCTCTTACTACAGATACGAATACCAATCCAATTGTAATCAGTAATCTGTTTAAAGAAACCTACAATCTCTCTGGTAGTAAAATTAGAATGAGAATTAATTTCTTTTGAGAATTTTGTTATAGGATCTCTAAGAACAAATCTATCTCTACTGTGGCAAAGATATCTTGTACACCAATCTTTATCACCATAATAAGTTTCTTCAGTTCTCTTCTTTAAGTAAGTCAATGGATTTGATTCACCATCAGTAAGTGCAATAACATTTACTTTAGTTACCTTATCTTCTTTTCTTAATTTACTAACAAGTTGACGAGCACAAAGAACTGCACAGTCTAAAGGTGTACCACCTAATGTATACTTTCTACTATAACATATTCTACCATTATTCATAGCAAATGCTTGAAGATAAACCTGCTCCATTGACATCTCTAATGATCTTGCATTCTGTTTTGATGAAAAGAATTCAAGAAGTCTGAAGTCATTTGTTAATGTTAAATTATGATCTTGAGGATCTATCATAGCAGGATGAATCTGTGATTCATACTCTACATGTGCATTCTGGAATGCATATACTCTGAAAGGAATACCAACCTTTCTGCAGAACCATACTAAATTATAGCATTGCTTAAGAGTCTCTAATAGTTCATACTGCATAGAACCAGACCAATCAAGTAAGAAAATCAATCCATGATTTTTACCTTCAGGAACTACCTGTATTCTTCTAAAGATATCATCAGTCAACTTGTACTTATGAAGTGCATTGGTATCAATAACTCCACTCTTAGAAGTGGCAGTCCTCTGATACTCATTAGCAGACTTCTTCATCTCGAATTGTTTTACAAGATAGTTAACTGATTTCTGTGCATCTTTCTTATAGAGTTTATAATGATCTCTGGCATACTCAATATTATTATTGTAATATGTTTGCTCATCTTCATCACGAAATGCCTGACCTTCAAAGTGATAATATAAATCTTCCTGAACTTCTTTATAACTAACAATTGCTTTCTCAACATCTAACTTAGGAAGTTCAAGATAGATTGTTTCTCTTCCATCATTCTCTTTAACTATAGTTTCTAATGCTTGTTGTAATGCTACATCAGTCTTACAATCTGTTTCACTTACACAATCAGTACCTTCCTTATAACTTGGAATATCTAAATCAGATTCATAAGCTTCTCTATCCTCTTCCTCTTCTTCTCCTTCTCCATTACCATCTCCCTCTTCACCATCATCAGAATCTATAGGTTCAGATTCACCTTCCTGATCAGGAGTAACTTCTTCTTGCTCATCAGTATCTTGAGGAAGATCCCAATCTAAATCTAACTTCTCTTGATTTAATTCTTCGTTCTCTTCATCCTTACTCTTAGCATAATCATATAGATCATTAGATAGATCTAAAACATCGTCAAATGTATTAGTCTTACCAGCACGATCAACAAATACCTGCTCTTCATCAGTAAACTCAATCTGATTAGAACCTTTAAAGTATAGGTTAATACGATCAATCAATGCTAAGTCATTAGGATCTTCATCAGCACATCCAAAGAAATCTTTATGCCATAGTTCACGATACCCTTCATAGAATGTCTTGCGAAGACCAGGATAGGTCTGCTTCATAAGACGTTCTATTCTTGCATCCTCTATAACGTTCACAAATCCCTTAGGAGCATTTACAGGCACGTTAGGGGTGTATAGAGCATGTCCTACTTCATGTCCAACCAAGAGGTCATAGACGGTCTCTGACGCTTCCCATACAGGAAGAACCAATACACGATTATTCACATCAAATGATGCTGTACTAACCCTACGATGTTCTACAGTAAGGTTTTCGGTTGCCAACAGTTTGGCGAGAGTTCCTTTGACTTCTTTGGTTACTGGCATAGTTTTCCTCTGATGTATACATCATAGCAGATCTGCTTCTAGATGTGCAGAGCAGTGGACAGTTTTTGAACTGTCCCAGTGTCTAATGACCCCGCTAATAATAAAAACATTAGTGACAAGGTAACTAATAAAAATGACACTACGTACAATAACAATCGAATTGTCGTATTTCTTTGTTGTTGAATCATTGAAACTCCCTAATGAATATTTCCATATCTTCCATATATTATGAATCATCTGACATTTTACTGAAATCATTAATCTTTTCAAACTTTATTGTTCTCATAAACTTAGTGTGAAGTAGATCACCCTTATGAGAAATTACATATAAATTAGTACCCTTACCAAGACTTCTTAGTATGCTAATCAATTCATTAGTTGCACCAGCATCAAGAGAACTATCAAATACCTCATCAAGTATAAGAAGATTAGTAGCAGCAGAGTTCTTCATACGTGCTACTTCTCTCCATGTAAACAGAAGTGCTAAATCAATCTTCTGCTTCTCACCTTCAGAGAACGAAGAATAACTAAACTCATCTCTAAACCTACTCTTGATAACCTCATTAAATTCTTCGTCGAGTGTAAAATTAAAGAAGGTATCCATACTATGTAAGTACTTATTAATCAATTGATTAAAGATAGGTATATACTTCTTAATTATTTGTGACTTGATACCAGAATCCTTTAATAGATTAGAGACAACAACATACTCATCCAAGGTTTGTCTTACTTGTCCACAATCATATTGTGTCTTGTCTAAGTTAGATAATAGTTCATCTAAAATTTTCTTCTCCTTATCAATGTTAGGAGTACTCTCCAACTTAGTTAATGACTTTTGAATATTAACATTTTCTTTTTCCAAACGAATTACTTCACCAGAAAGTTCTTGTACTTCTCTGGTAACACTATCCAATTTATCAATTATATCTACAACATCATCAATAGATTTCTTTGTTTGTGATTGTACCTTCGTTAGATCTACACCTCTATCTTGCAGTACAGTCATCCGACTAGTCTTAAACTCTTCACCAATCACCTGAGTGCAAGTAGGACATTCATCATTTGTTTCTAAGAACTTAAACTCTTTAGTTACTTTCTTGAGTTCTGCTCTTGTATCTGCCTGTGAATCTCTAAGATTATTAAGAATATCTGTATGTTCTTCCAATGCTTCTGTATCTATCTTAAGCATTTCTAAAGATTTAGTATTCTTATCTATGATGGATTGATTCTCATCATACTTATCTTGCTTTTCTTTCTGTCTTGTCTCATTAACTTCCTTTAAAGAAGCAATAAGTTTCTTCTGACCACTTACTTTTTCTTGTGATAAATTTAATAATACCTCACACTCTTTTACTCTACTATGTACTGCTCTCATTCTATCCTTGAGCAGGAGATTCATGTTTGAGAAGATCTGGATATCCAATAAATCTTCGATAACTTCTCTCCTTGTACTTGCTCCGAGTTGCATGAATGGGACAAAAGTGGATGATCCGAGGATGACAACTTGTGTAAAGGACTTAAAGTTAAGTTTGAGAACTGATTGTTCGAGATACTTTTGTGTGTCTTTTGTGGCAGCATCTTGGTCAACCATCTTGTTATTTTTGTAAACCTCAAATGTATTGGGTTTAATTCCTCTGAATACACGGTAATCATCCTTTGCTATACTAAAAGTTACTTCAACCTTAAGTCCTTTCTCATTGATACTATTAACAAGTTGAGACTTTTTAATTTTACGAAAAGGTTTATTAAACAAAGCAAAGCACAGGGCATCCAACATAGTGGACTTCCCTGCACCATTATCCCCAATAACTAAAGTGGACATAGAATCATTCAATCCTATTTCAGTCCACTGATCACCAGTGGAAAGAAAATTTTTCCACCGAATCGTTTCAAATACAATCATAAAGGAGGGACAATCAGATCATCTTTGCTAACAATAGAATACTCATACCCAAATTTTTCACAATTAATTGCAATTGCTTCTGTATCAATCTCCATCAACTCCATTTCTTTCTTGTAATCATTAGCTTCTAAAAGAGTTTTATATCTGACAGCATCATCTCTCTGTTCAAACACATTAACATTTTTCTTATCGTTAACGTTATTAACAGCATAGACACCACCGCCTGATTTGTCAATTAGAATAAACATTACAGTTCCGAAGCTTCTGTATATAAAGATCGCATAACCTTCTTGATGTTAGGCTTACTTACCTTTAGATCTATCTCATCTATGTAGTTGTCTAAAAGGGTCATAGTGTCTTCGGTTTCCAATACCGCACTACCACTCTCCAGTTCCACACTAAGATCTTCAATAATCTTAAGATCTGCAAGACCTATGTCTTGAAGTTGTTTAACTGCATAATCAAATTTGGTGTAGTCACCCTTGTCTTC